GCCCGAGAAGCCGCGCGACGGCGCATGGAAGCCGCTGCGGCCGGGCTACGAGTCGCGCACGTTGGCGGGCGGGGCTATCGAGGTGCGGTGCACGAGTCTGCCGGTGCAGCCGGTGAAGAAGACGGAGCAGCAATGAACTACGAACCCGACTCCCGCTTGATCGACTGGCCGGACGACCGCCGGTTCAGCGAGCTGGTCGCCCAGCACCGCAGCGGGTTCTGCGCCGGCACGCAGCCAGCCCCGGCCGAGGCCTGCACAGAGGTCGGGCATGTCGACAGCATCGCCGAGATGGGGGCCGACCCGCTGATCTATTGGGCGATCGTGATTGGCGTCATCGGCGGGATGGTGCTGTCGGTGATGTTTCCGACTGGCTTTCAGGTGCTGCCGTGACCGAAGCCGTCGTCAAGCCGAAGGGGCCCGTCGTGCAGAACTGGCGCCGCGCCACTTGGTGGCAGTGTCCACCGCAACTCGCCGAGCTGGGCTACCCGGTCGAGGCGTGGGAGCACCCGAGTTCCGGTCTGTTCTGCCTGTCCGCGGTGGAGGTCGCGAGCGAGCCCGGCAAGCCGGCGCTGGGCCCGGAATACCACCTGAGCGTGTCGATGAACGGGCAGCGCTGCACGGCCGCCGATGCGCTGTTCGTGCTGGCGTCGTTCGGCATGGAAGACGCCAAGGAAGACAACCACGTGCCGAGCGGCAAGGTGCGCAACTTCTGGCGCCCGGTGGCCGATCGCTTGAGCGGTTACGAGTGTCCGTGCGTCAACGAAGAGCCGGCCATGCGCGAGGACCGCGGGGACTACGTGTGGCGCGGGGTGTCGTGATGGCCGAGAACACCAGCATCGAATGGGCTGACCACACCTTCAATCCGTGGATCGGCTGCACCAAGGTCAGCCCGGGCTGCGACAACTGCTACGCGGCCAGCCAGGACGCTTTCCGCCACTGGACGCCAGAGGGCTGGGGCGGGCCGCGCAAACGCACGAAGACCTGGGGCGATCCGGTCAAGTGGAACGCGCAGGCCGAACGCGAGGGCCGGCGCTTCCGCGTCTTCTGCGCCAGCCTGGCTGACGTGTTCGACAACCATGTGCCTACCGAGTGGCGCGCAGACCTGTTCACGCTCATCGCCAAGACGCCGCACCTGGACTGGCTGTTGCTGACCAAGCGCATCGGCAACGTCGAGCGCATGCTGGACGACATCCGCCACGGGGCAGACGAAGACCTGCCGGTGTGGGACTACCTCGACACGATGAACGTCTGGCTCGGCGCCACCGTCGTCAACCAGGAAGAGGCCGACCGCGACATCCCGAAGCTGCTGGCGGTGCCGGCGCGCGTGCGGTTCTTGAGCATCGAGCCGATGCTGGGGCCGATCGACTTGAGCAGCACCGGCTTCGAAATCTCGCTGAACGGCCTGGACGATCCGGTCACCACGAACCTGCACTGGATCATTGCCGGCGGCGAGAGCGGCCCGCACGCGCGGCCGGCACACCCCGACTGGTTCCGCTCACTTCGCGAGCAATGTGCAGCGGCTGACGTGCCGTTCCTGTTCAAGCAGTGGGGCGAGTGGACCCCTGGAGAGAACGTCGAGCGTCAGCGCGGCATGGTCGAAGTGGCCCGGCTGTGGGATGACCGTTGGGACCGCTGGCCCCTCAACCTCACGACCGACCACGGCCACATCGACGACCAGCCGGACCTGTACCGCATCGGCAAGAAGGCCGCCGGCCGCCTGCTGGATGGTGTCGAGCACAACGGCTTTCCATCATGACCCGCCCCCGCATCGGCCTCACCCACAACCTGCCGCCCGAGTTGCGCCCAGTCCCGCGCGGTCTCGCACCGCAGCCGCGCGCCACGGGCTACAGCTCTCCGCGGCTCGCGGCCTGGGTGGCGCGGGTGGTGCGGCGGATTTTTGGAGGTGGCCTGTGAGGCAAGTGCACGAGGCCGACATCCTCGAAGAGCTGGAGTTCGCGCGGCGCGCGGCAGAGCGATTCGCGGCCGACCCTGAGTTGTACAGCTACACCGAAAAGGACATCGTGCCCGGCGCATTCCTCGCGCTGCGCTGGGGCCTCGGAAAGGACTGCGTGGCCGTGCTGAAGCTGGACGAACTGCACGCGCCCACGATCTACACGCAGCAGATCCCCCGCGCTGCGACCAACACGAAAGACACCCAGTCGTGACCACCGACACCGATACCACCGAGCGCCCCGCCGAGGTCGCATCCGAAGTCGTCGACCGCGCCGAGGTGCGCGACGGCAAGGCGATCGTCCGCTACGACCGCACCGCCCAGGCGCTGGCCGAGCTGAAGGCGCGATTCGCTGGCGCGAAGTTCGATTGCACCACCACGGCCGGCGACAAGGCCGCGCGCGCAGCACGCAAGGAACTGGTCGAACTGCGCACGTCGCTCGACCGCAAGCGCGCCGAGTTCAAGGCGCCGGCCCTGGCGTTCGGCAAGGCCATCGACTCCGAGGCCAAGCGCTTGACGGCCGAGATCGAAGCTCTCGAAGAGCCCATTGACGCGCAGATCAAGGCCGACGAGGCGCGCCGCGAGGCCGAGAAGCAGGCGAAGGCTGAGGCTGAGGCACGCCGGATCGCTGCCATTCAGGAGCGCATCGCCGAGATCCGCGGCGCCGTCGCGGCGGCCGCGCACTCGCCGTCGGCGCTGATCGCCGAGCACCTCGCCGACGTCGAGCGCCTGCCGGCTGACCACACCTTCGAGGAGTTCGAGCCGGCGGCCAAGGCTGCGAAGGAAGAGACGCTGGCCGCGCTGCGCCGCATGCACGGTGCTGCGCTTCAGGCGGAGGCCGAGGCCGCCCGCGTCGCCGCCGAGCGCGCCGAACTGGAGCGCCTGCGCGCCGAGGCCGCCGCCCGCGAGAAGGCCGAACGCGAGCGCATCGCTGCCGAGCAGGCCGCGGAGCGCGCCAAGCTGGCCGAGGAACGCGCCGCCATCGAGGCGCGCGAGAAAGCGCTGCGCGAAGAGCAGGCGCGGCTCGATGCCGCCGCGGCCGCGGAGCGCAAGCGACTTGACGAAATAGCTGCCGCCGCGCGCGCGGAAGCTGACCGCGAAGCACGAGAGGCGCGCGAGGCTGAAGAGCAGCGCCTGGCCGAAGAGCGCGCCGCCCTCCAGCGCCAGCAGGCCGAGGAAGCGGCCAGGATCGCCGCACAGCGCGCGGAAGCGGAGCGGGTGGAGGCTGAGGCCGCGGCGGCGCGGCGGGCTGCACAGGAAGCCGCGGAGGCGGCCGAGCAGCAGGTGCGCGACGCGGCCCCGCTGCTGCTGAAGTCGATGCAGGCCATCGTGGCCACGTTCGACGCACTGCCCGAGGCGACGCGCGACGCCCTGGACAGCCTGCTGGCGCTGGCCATCGTCAACGGTCGCATGGCCATCGCCGTGGCCACGGAGGCCGACGGCACGCCGCTCGAAGGCGGCCCGTTCGCCGACGGCGACATCCCCTACTGATTCCCCACCCCGCCGGCATTGTCTCGGCACACAGGAGAACCACCCGCATGACCACCGAAACCATCGACCGCAAGACCGGCGAGATCACCCGCACCGCGGAGGCCGCAGCACCTGCCGCCGCGCCAGCGCAGGCCCAGCCCAGCGACCTGCAACGCCTGCTGGATCGCGAGTACGACAGCCGCGCCATGCTCGAAGGCGACAGCATGGACAAGATGCTGCGCATGGCCGAGATCATGGCCTCTGGCAAGACCACGGTGCCGGAGCACCTGCGCGGGAACGTCGGCGACTGCATGGCCGTGATCACGCAGGCGATGGCATGGGGCATGAACCCCTTCGCGGTTGCGCAGAAGACGCACTTGGTCAGCGGCAAACTGGGCTACGAGGCGCAACTCGTGATCGCGGTCTTGAACGGCGTGCGCTCGCCGCTGGTGACACGCATCGCCTTCGAATGGTCGGAGGACTGGAACGGCGTCGCGGGCAAGTCCGACAAGTCCGAAAAGAACTGGGTGCGCGTGTCTGCGCGGCTGCGCGGCGAAGCCGAGCCCCGCGTGCTGCAGGTGACCATGGCCCAGGTTGGCGACACGCGCAACTCTTCGAACTGGGCCGCCGACCCGCGCCAGCAGATCGCCTACCTCGCCGCGAAGCGCTGGGGCCGCCTGCACGCGCCGGACGTGATCCTCGGGGTCTACACCCCCGACGAGCTGGAGGATGTCGCGCCCACCAGCGCCGGCCCGAACGCCCTGCCGCGCAACGCGCCGCCGGCCACGGTGGCGAAGGCCGCCGCCGAGCAACAGCGTCCGGAGCGCACCGAGGCGCACGTGAAGCTGATCGAAGAGTTGGAACACCTCGCCTTCAAGGAAGGCGCCGCCGCGTTCCAGGCCCGCTGGAAAACGCTGCCGAAGGAAGACCGCGCCGCCATCGGTCTGGCCGAACGTGACCGCATGAACGGCATCGGGGAAGAGACTGATGCGCAGACGGCGAAGGGTGTGACGCCGTGAGCGCGCGTCTCGCAGACCTGCCAGCCATCAGCCCGGCCCGCGTGCTGGAGCTGAAGCGCGAAGCCGCTGCGCTGAAGACCACCGAGGGACTGAAGCAGACGGCGGCGCTTGCGCGCATCGCTCAACGCGAAGGCTTCCCGAGTTGGGAGCGCTTGGTGGCTAAGGCTGGCGGCACCGAGGCCGTCCATGACGCCAAGACGGCGAACCAGGGCGAGGCGGAAATTCGTCATGCGGAGCGCCATGCCAATCGCCTGCGACGCTATGGGGGCGGCCAATGATCGAACAGCGGTCAGACGCATGGTTTCAGGCCAGGGCAGGCCTGATCACGGCCAGCCGATTCGGCGACGTGATCTCGCGCACGCGCACCGGCCAGCCGACATCGGACCGCAAGCGCTACTTGGCCGAACTGGTCTTCGAGCGCACGGCGCTGGCCGCACGCCATGAGATCAGCAGCCGGTCGCTGACGTGGGGCACGGAGGTCGAGCCGTTCCAGAAGGAGGCCTTCGAGCTGGAGACCGGCCTTGTCGTCATGCCCGGCGGCTTCCATGTGCATCCGCGCTATCCGTTCATGGGCGCGAGCCCCGACGGGTTGATCGGTTCCGACGGCGGCCTCGAAATGAAGTCGCCGCACTCGGAGGCCGTGCACATCCAGACGCTGCTCGAAGGTATGCCGCCCGAGCACATGCCGCAGATCCAAGGCGGCATGGCCTGCACCGGCCGCAGCTACTGGTACTTCAGCAGCTACGACCCGCGCCAGGCGCCGCACCTGCGCCTCTACGTCCAGCGCATCCCGCGGGATGACGCGTACATCGCACGCTTGGTGGTCGAGCTGCAGGCCTTCGAGGCCGAGGTGGCAGAGGCCGTCGAGCGTCTGAACCGAAAGGCTGCGTGATGTCGCGCCGCCACTGATCACCGAGCCGCCCGCAAGCGCGGTGACCGATGCAGCAGCCCGGGGACACGGGGCTACCGAACTGCATCACAGAGCCCGGGTTGCGACCGGGGCGGCTCTCCTAACCCCTCACCCACGCGGCACGCCGCAACCTGGAGAACGCATGGCGTCCATCACCCCAGCCGAGGCCCGCGCCATGTGGACCAACCTGGCCACGTACTGCCGCGACCAGGCGAAGAAGCGCGAGGCCGAGGGCCGGCACGATGTCGCGCGCGGGTGGCGTCTGGAGGCGCAGCAGGC